ACTGATCTTCAGCATCTTTAATACTGCCACCAATAGAAAAACCAGAAAGAGTACCATCAAGAACTTTTTCCCAAGTATCTTGAGCACCTTTAGAAATGTATGCATCTACGTATACTCCATTATAAAACTTATCTTCTTCTTTATTATAAAACTTATCTGATTTAAATGACATTACCCTTCCTACCGCAATTGGCATGTGCATTTCACGAAGGTTTCCTCTAAATCTTTCAAAGGCTTTAATGCTAACATCTGTTGGGACAATGTCTGATTGCTTGTCAATATTGTCTAGGGTTGCGAACCCTGAAACCATTCTTTTTTCTTTATCGACTTTGGCGATCGGCATGGATAACTTGATAGAGTTATCTTCTGAATGCCAAAATGCCTTATGCATATTAGTCATACTACTTCCATTATATAAGTGTTTATAAGAGATTTTTAAAACTTATATCCTATAGTACTGTTCTACCCTCGCCACCAGGTCCTCGACCTGTAGTGGTTGAAGTAGAGTCACTATTATTATCGGTTCTTTGTTGATCCCTAGTTCTATTACCAGTTGACTGGGCTGTAATTTCGGCTCTTTGTTGAGCACCCAAAACAATAGGCTCTTGACCTCCCATACGAGATGGATAGCCAAGTTTTTCTCTTACTTCATTTGGAACTACTACTTGCATACGTAGATATCGCTCATCAATCTGACTTTGTGTTGTTTCATCAGTAAGGGTTAGTTCATTTAGTTTAAACTGAAGCATATCTGTTTTTTCTTTAACAATTTTATTTATTACCTTTTCAAGATTTCTTTGTGCTGGTCTAGCCACCTGTTCTTTAAATGTTCTATCTGAAGATAATGCTGATGCAATAGACACTCCAGCACCACCACCTACCTTAGAAAAAGGAACTTGATGTGCCATTAAAATATCGTCTCTATTTGATTTGCGATATTTTTCAAAAGAACCTTCTTGAATACCATTTTCAATTGGATCCATTTTAAATTCTACTTTATTATCAGTTGAATCTCCTGGAAGTGGTATATATAGTGTTCTATGGTTTTGACCTCGAAGGCCAGATTGTAAAAATCTAAATAATTTATCTTCGGCATCAACAGATAATTTTGCTCCTTTTAGTGTAACAATATATCTTGGAACTGCTTTATTTTCAAAATAGTCAATATTATATCTACCTGCTAGGTTGTCTCCAACCATAGCAACAGATGATGCTATTGTATCTGGAACACCGTAATATGTAGTTTTTGGTGAATATTTCTTGATGTGTATTAATTCATTTGGTCTAGGATCACTAGTAATAGGATTTCTTTCTTTGCCCTGAAAATTTCTAAAGTATACAACTTTTTGATTTACTATTTGAATATATCCATCTCTATTACGGCGTACTCTTACCGTTGTAGATGGAATATGTCCAGCATATCCAATATCTCCATTAACTTTTCTTCCAATTTCTATATATCCATTACCAGTAGATTCTACATCTGTATAAACTTTTTCAAGAATATGACTAAATGTATCTTCATCATTTAAGTCTTCTAGCCATGATGTAAGGTCTGCTTTAAGTCTTTGTAATTTTCTTTGTGCCCTTAGAAGTTGTTCTTCTGACTCTGCTTCTTCTAGTTTTGCAGTAGTTGCATCTGTATTTTTAAAAGAATATCCAAGACCAACAATGTTTGATACTTTTGCATTAATAGCGGCATGATTTGCAAATGAGTTTTCATAAAAGAATGCTAATTCATCAAGGTTGTATGGTGGAACTACAACGTCATACAGTCCATATGCTGTAGATATATCTTGTTCTGGAAATAGTTGTTTAGATTTAGCATTATCTATTCCATTAAAGGCTTTGCCGACTATTCTTGTTGCTCTACGTTTAAAGTTTGGATCTAATCCATTATATGTCTTTGCTATTTCAGCGTCAATTAAAAAATCATCAGATTTTGATGACTTTTCCATTTTATCTAGGTTATCTATCCTAGCAATTGATTCTTCGTTATCCATTTGCTTTCATTCCCTTCGCTGCATCCATCCAGGCCCCAATATCTGTTTCACTGGCGATGTATCCTTCTTTCATTCTATTAATTTGTTCAGAGTATTCCATATCCGATACCCTTCTTACTCCTGGCATGAAAATTACCTTTCCTGCTGGAGCACCATAATATTCTGCTGCTTTTTTAACTGCTGCCATTTTTTCTAAATCATATTGGTTCCCTGGTACGTTCATAACGTTACCTTGACCATCTCCAAATGCTTTACCATTGTGGTCCATTTGCCACACATATAGTCCATATCTTTGGTGTTTATTGAGAACAGTTAACTTACTGTTTCCATTATTATTTGATTTTGGGTTTGCCATATACCATATTGTATCACACTATACTGGTATTTGTAAATAGTCCTTCCATTCTGTCTCTGTAACTATAACAACTTTGTCTGAATTTAAACTTAATACCGTATCATCTCTAGAAACTATGTTAGATACTCCAAAAGTTGAGTCATATATTGTTTTTCCATCTATATTAAAGGTTAAAATTTGTGTTTCATTTTCTATACCTGTCCATACACCAGTATTAAAATCAGACCAATCATATTTTAATCTTAGGTCTTGCCATATATTACCTACTGTCTGAGTTCCTAGGATATCTGATGATTTTCTATAAAAACCAATATTGTTAATCATATATCCTTCATATATTTCAAACTGTCCAACTTCATTTGCTAGATCTATAGAGTCGGTAAATGATACCAATATAGAATTCCATGAAAGTGGCTCTATGTATGGATTTTGAACCTTCTCACCATTTTGATAAAAAACAATATTACTTGATTCTACACCAGCAGTTTGACCTTCTTGCTCTGAATAATAAAATACCATTTTTGCTCTTTTTCCGCTTTCTTCTGGTATTAAATATATGTCATATGATTCAGTAGAAGTTGTCATTTTTCCTATTTGTATTTGTTCTGTTATTAATGAATCTTTATTATAGAATCCCCAAAATTGTAATGCTCCAAAGAGATAAACATTTGACAACTGTTGGTTAATTGGAACTGTTACCCCTCTTTTAGCAGTAGTTTCATATGGCATAACACTTATTCCAGAATCTCCAGTTGTATACATATAAGATGTAGTATCTTTATAAACTGAAAATGGATTTTTATCTTTATGAGAATAAACTATGTCATATCTTGTAAATGGATACATCTTATATCCATCTGGACTACTAATTGAATAAAATCCAGTTTCGTCATACGCCAATGAGGACAGAGACATTCTTCTTAGTTTTATTGGACTATTTATAATACTATTAGTTTTAAACTCTAGATGTATTGTTATATAATAATCTTTAAAATCTACCTGTTGTTTTGGTGGAAATATAACTGCTCTATCCATAACCTCATACTTAGTGGTATTGAAGTCTGTTATATTGCCATCAAAATCTAGTACTCTATCCCCATTTATTCTTTGAGTATTGGTATAGTTTGAATATGGTATTGTTCCAACATCATCTGAGTGTTGTAGGCTTATATATGATTTTATATAATAATTATCTTTTGAATAATTTTTAAATGCAATATCAAGTTGTGAATCTGTCAGTAGTGTTTCTTCTTCAACTAATGGCGAGCCTCCATCAATATCTATATCAAATGCAGTAGATGCAGTTGTAGAGAATTCGTTGTCAAACCAAAATACATTGTTAGAAGTTCTAGAAGATCCACCATCTAGATAGTATTGATCTTTTTTAAGAACTAAAGACGATGGTGATTCTATATTAAATTGAATCATATCTAAATCGTAATAAGAATTATTATATTTATCTTGAACAAACTTGCCAAAATAAGATAATGGTATAGAGTCCTCCCAGTATCCATATGAACCTATGTCTAGTGTTATTCCTCCATTAAGTATTTGTGGATAGTATGTGTAATTTCCAATATAATACATTAATCTGAAAGAGTTAATTGATGATTTAAATATACCATCTTCTAAGATATGATCACTTAAATCTTTTTCGGTAAATAGTGGATTATTAAATGTAAATCTATGAATTTTTCCAGAATATGTACTTTCTTGAGTTCCACCTAATCTAAATGACACATTCTGTAAATTAGAAAAAAAGTTTGATACTATGTCTGAATATTGTTCTGATAAAGTTTTTATATCAATACCAGCAATAAACATAGATGATGCAGAAATAGGAATTGAGTCTGATATCTGTTGATCGTTATAAAAATATTCTAATCCAGAATTACTTATTTTAATAGTAAAAGTATTATTTGTAAAACTATTAGAAAAATATGCTATTGTCTCTTTTGTTGACGATAAAATTGTTGGTGCTGTAAATACTCCAAACATACTTCTAACTGGAGAATTAAGAACTGATAATGTTTGAAAGTATATACTTGAATTAATATCGTTGTAGTTTGAGTTTGGTTTTAATTTTAAAAATGGATAGTCTGAATCTTGAATGCTATAGTTATCGTTTAAAAATTGATTTTGATCTATACCAGTAAAGGCACCACTTGCAGATTTACTAAAAATAATTTCTGGAAGTATATACTCTGGAGAACTCAAATATCTTGATGTACTATTTAAATTACTAAAGTATCCAGAATTCCAATCATTCATATCTGGATAATTAATTGTTGAGGTATAGTTTGCAAAAGGAAAGTCTAACTGAAAAGAGTCTCCATTAAAATTTGTAGTTATATTATTTGCTGATTCAACGCCTTGTGCGTAGATAAATCTTCTTTTTGCTATTTGTTGTGGAACAGCATATGGATATATTGCTAATGTATCTACCTCTATTTTACTAACTTCTTCATCTCCATAAAAACAAATATAGTCATAGTCTATTGGTGTTTTGGTTGGTAACACCAACTGGTCTTGATCTATATCCATATTAATTACTAAGTCTCCGTTAATCAATAGTGATGCTGTATTTATTTCATATATAAAATCAATAAGCATTGGTCTATACCATTTTCCTATAAAATATGATTTTTTATTTATCCCTATTTTTATAGTTATAAAATCATTATCTATGTATATACCGTCATCTGAGTTTATTGGTCCAAATATTTTTACTGGTATTTTTGCATTTGTATATGCCCTAAGCCAAAATTCTACTGTTAGTTTACTATATCTTCCATACTCATTTAAAAATCCATTACCTTGAAAAATTAATGATGGAATATTGCTAAATATTGGATAGTTTAAGGATGTAATATTGTTAGATCCAAATGTAATTGGAAAATCTAAACTATTTGCAAGCATCTTATTTTTTTCTATTACATAGTAACCACTTGAAGAATTTGCAATTCCATATGAGTCTGCAGAAACTAATTTAATATCAGATGGGGATAATGATGTAACAGTTGATGCTGTAAGCAATGACAATAATGCTGGATCTGTTATTGACTCTGGAATTATTCCTGTACTTTTATAGTGATACAACTCAGACCACTGTCCAACTGAAATAGCATTAATTGCAACATTATAATCTGTTATTGATGTTGGAGTTTCTGATCTATAATTTATTTTAAAAAATGGATATATATCTACATTTTCATTTGGAATAGTCATATTATGTGAAACTTTTGTCCATACTTGCTCTGCTTCTGGGCTAACTCTAGTATAAAATGATGATCCACTATATGTAAACCCTATATCAAATGAGGATACGAACCCAGAATAATCATATGCAAATAAGTTTATAGAAATTGTATTTTTATCTATATCAAGGTCATCAAATGTATTGATTGGAGATGCGGTTGCAGATGCTGTAAGCACTGTTGATGCTGATAATCTTATTATTGATGTTATTTCAGGATCTTCTAAAATTACCCCATATGGAGTTGATGCAGATGATGAGGTAATAAAGTCCATATTGGATTTTGTCCAATTTTGTACACTTTTTTGACTTTGACTAAGTAAGGATATAAAAGAAAATTCGTCATCTAAGGACCATAGAGATATAGGATGTTCTGCAAATATTCTAGCAGCATAAAGATTAGAAACAAGATTGCTCATAAATACCTCTTGTTATATTTTATCACAGAGGTTATTTTGATATATCTACAATCTCACAGACTCCTGCAACGCAAGATAACTCTTGACTTCCAGTAGTTCCATCTTCTGTTTCATAGATAGTCAACATATCCCAATTTATAGACTCTGGCATATTTTTTACATAAGTATCATATTCTTCTTTTGTAATTTCTTGATATGGAGCCTGTTTATAAGTATGTTCGCTTGCTGGTAAAAATGAAACACCACCAATTGAATCAAAATTATCAAATACCCATGCTCCTACTCTTAGCCATTCATCTTCATGTACATTTACTGTAACACTTGGATTATGTTCCGTCCAGTGTGTTCTATATGTTTTCCACATTTCAAGATGATCTATTGCTGTTAAATGCTTTGTTACAGTTGCATTCTTGGGAGCCTTTTGAGGAAAATAAAAAACTGTTGTTTCATCTGGCTTCATAATATCTGGTTCATTTGGAATTCCAGAATCTTTTAAAAATTGCGTTAGTGGATCATTGTTTGAACCTCTAACACTTCTTAAATAATATTCAGAATACCAAGGATGAATTCCACTAGAGACCCCGACCAATTGACTTACAGTGCCAGAAGGCTTAACACAAGTAATTGATACAGATGGATTAATGTTAAGTTTTTTTGCTTCACTATCATTAATTTTCACTGATTCTAATCTCATGTCAGTCAATAACTGTTCTAATGCTTTGCCAGGAGTAGAGGTAATTTTATTTCCATAAATACCTGTTAATGATACTCCAAGTAATCTTTCTTCTTCGCAATTATCTTTCCATGTTTTACGAAGATATTTAAAATTAGTAAGTGTTGATTGCCAAGTTCCAAGAATTGTAGCAAGTCTTACTTTTTCTAATAATTCTTCTCTAGTATCATCTGCTGAAATAACTACTTCTGTTAAATTACAAAATTCATTTGGACGAAGAATAATTTCTCCACATGGATTTGTTCCAGCAATTAAATCTGAATCTCTACGACCAAATGACTTAACATGCTCTCTTACGGAATTCATATTGTATATTCCGCGTTCTCCAGATTTTGACTCATATAGATTTCTCCATTCACGTAAAAATTGTGCAGTGTTTGGTTTTGAATGATATACAGCAGAATTATTTGCTAATGAACGTTGTGGTTGTGTTTCCCACCATGAACCACTTTTTGCCTTTGCCATTTCAAAGTCATCTAAATTTGATAAACTAATCAATGCACTACGGCGTACTCCACCAACTACAACAACTTCTCCAACTTTACACATTAAGTCATGTGCTTCAATCGGCTTAAGTCTACGACCTGCTGCATTTTTAAAAATATCAACAGTAAATATAAATAATGAACTAAGCGGCCCAGGACCAGATGCACGACCACCAAAAGTTTTTAGTCTTGCACCAGATGGTCTTACTTTTGACATATCCCATTGTGGAACTTGTCCTTGAGATAATAGTGCAATTAATTCTTTAAATGCTTTTGCCCAACCTAATTTAGAATCTTCTACAACTATAGTGGTTGCTGTTTGATTGAATGATTCTGCTATTACTGGAAGTTCATCTACATATTTAGATTCAACACTAAAACCAACTCCAGTTCCGTTCATTAAAACATACATTGCTTCATCAAATGCACGTAAACTATCAACTGCAATAAATGAACAGTTATATGCTGCAATATGATCTCGCTCTAATGCTGGACCAGCAGTCATTAATGCTCTCATGGATGGCATTATTTTATGGTTTAAAATTGCTTCTTTTATTTCATTAAATATCTTAGAGTTAGGGCTATATCCATAATTTAATATTAAATGATCTTTCATAAAGTTTATATATCTATCTACCGTCTCTGTCCAAGTCTCTCTACGGTTTTTACCTTCTATCCATCTTGCATATCTTGAGATATGAATAAAATTTTTGTAAGGATCTACTATGGACCCATTTTCGTTAATAAATGACAAAATAAAACACTTCCTTTGATTTTTTTAAGAGTTAATGATATCATTGTACTAGAGTTTTAAAGAGAGGTCAAGCCATGTTATCAGTACAAGAAGTTAATTTTTATAATAGCCTTGTCGAAAGAGATATTGTTGCTAAAATCAATTGTCCTTTTGATCAGGATGATATTGTTGTTACTAGAGTTAATCCTCAAGATGAGGTTTACTTTAAGTGTATATCCTGTCAAACAACATTTTACCCAGGAATCAAGGTAGAAAATATTATCAAAGAAACTATTGACAAATATAAAAATCAAGTATAAAATTAATGGGTGGATAGGGCGGGAATAGATAAAATATATAATATAAATAATAAATAATATTAAATATATTAAAAACTATCTATATATGTATATATGTATATATATAAGATTTATATCATATTTTGAAAAAACAGTTGATTTTCTTAAATCTATGGGTTATACTAGTATAGTAACTAATTAACTTCTTCAGGGAGGTAACTTATGAAGAGGGCTTTATTATTTTTATTGGCATTTATTTTTATTGTTACTTATACTAATCGACTGGATAGACAATTGGTTAGATACCCCGCAAAACCGTTGGTGGTCGTCCCAGAAGGACAGACCACTTCAAGTATTTTAAGGGGTGTTCAAAATGCTAGAGAAGCATCTGCAATAACTGCTGCTAGGTCTAAGGCTAGATTTGCTGACCCATTATCACAAAAGGCTATTGCTGCTTATAAAGAATACTTAAAAGATATTGTTCCAGATCATGAAGAGTACTGCTATTTTAGTATTATTGAAAAAGAAAGTCATTGGAATCCTCATGCAGATAATCCAAGATCTACGGCATATGGAATTGGTCAATTCTTAAATAGTACATGGGCTTTAGTTGATCATAAAAAAACAAATAATCCATATACTCAAATTGATGCTATGGTTGAATACGTTCAATTAATATATGGTGATGGATGTAATGCTTGGCATTTTAAAAGCCAACGTGGGTGGTATTAAGATTTCTTTTTAAAAATTAAAGAAGAGTTACTAGTAGAATTTTGATTAAAAGATCTATCATAATATGTCTTATCTTTAGATGCTTTTACTTCTGATTCTTTTTGATGTTTTAATATTTCTTCATATTCTGGATTAAAAAATTTAACTATTGCTTCCCCGATAATAGTTCCATATTTAATCTGATCTATAGAATCATTTTGTCTACATACATTTATAGTTAAAGTTAAAAACTCAGATTCTCCACCATTATTTTGAGGGTAAGAACAGTTGATAAGATTATCTCTAAAATTTTTAGTAATAGACTTACCTATATTAGATATAAGTTCATTTTCATTATAAATATATATAATAGGATCTTTACTTCCTAATTGTCTTTCTTTACCCAAATTTAAAGTAAAGTCAGCCTGTTCTTGAAATAGGGCTTTTCTATGACCACTATTTTTCTTTAAAAAGTCTTCTATAGACTTTACTAGGTCACTAAGTTCTTCAGTTGATGATATATAAATCTTTGTCATATACTAATTATAACGCAAGAATACTTTCAAATACTTCTTCCCAGTCCTTTTGTCTTGCTTTCATACTAAATTTTTCAGATACTATCTGCCTATTTTTTTCTCTTTCTTCTTTTCTAACCCTTGGATCAAGAAGTTCTTCAGCATGTTGAAGCCATTCATTAGGTGTATTTGCAACTCTACCAACTCCAGCATCTGCTAAGTTTTGATATTCAGGTAATCCGCTTGCTATAAATGGAATTCCAGCAGCAACATATTCTAAACCTTTAATAAATGATTTAGCATGGTTAAAGTCTAGGTTATTAAGTGGAACTATTCCAACGTCTATTTTTCTAAATAGTTCTGGGTATGTAAATATTGGCTTCATTGGTTCATGAGTAAATATAGATTTATCTATACCGAGTAATTTAGATACTGAATTAGCATTTATAATGCTTCCAGAATGATGAAACTTACAATGATTGTTTTTAATAAATTCACCAAAGAATGGGTTTAATATTTCTAAATCATTACTTCTCCAAGGAGTTGCACCAACCCAACCATATGTTGGTAAATATCCTGCATGGTCATTTCTAACTTTCCATCTATCTATATCTATACCATTACGAACTAAAAATATTGGTTTATTTGGATGCTTTTTTTGATAGAAATCTTTTAAAAATGGTGTAGATGTTATTAATGCTGTAGCATTTTCAATAATTTTAAAATAATGTTCTCTATTATTATTTGCATTTTTTTCAGGAGACGTCATTTGATAAGCAAGATTTGTTTTTGATAGTCCTTCCATATGATCATCAAGATCAACTACAACCTTTTGACCATTTTTCATTGCTTCAATCATTTCTGTAGCAACTCTATCTATCATTATAAGTTTAAGTACAACTATATCCCAACCATGTATTGCTTGTTGATTAGGTATTAATATTCCAAAACCATGTTCTTTATTAAATCCTGGGATACCCATACCACTTTCATATTTATCTTTTTTAAGTTCTTGCATAGGCAAATAGCATCTATACCAGGCACAACCATTTGGTTGTATAGGATCTAAACCAAATGACCAATCATATGTTAAAAAACCAATAGCGGGTCTAGGCATTATCTTCTTTCTTTTATATCATTATATCAATGATCGTGTGTTTCGTCAATACAATTATTTATAAACTTATTTCCATCATATTTCCAACCTATATGTGGGCCTTCTAAAAATGGATTTTTTGCATTTACTTCTATAATCTGTGGATTACTTTGTAGTATTGCTGCCATTCTTTTGTCACATATAAATGTATGAACTACTTCTCCATCTATAACAAATGCTATATAAGAATTATCTTTAAACATATCTTCCGTAGATATTATCTGACCTTCTTTTTTTAAATCTTTACTTTTTGTTGATGCCATATATTAACTCCATTTCCCTAGTGGACAAGATGCATGTGGTAATTGTGTTTTTGCTGGCATATAGCAACCACATTCTTTACATTGTACTGTTTTTTTAAATAGTCTTTCACACGACATACATATGTCTAATCTTTTTTGAGCATCTTCTTTTGATATTTTTTCTATTTTAGGATTTATCATATCCCATGGCCTTACTTTATCACCAATATTTTTTTCTTTCCAAAGTTCCCATTTGCTTTTAGTCATTATGAACCAACTATTGATATATTGTCAACTATTGATGATTCTAAATAATTACTACCAGGTACAAATATTACACCAGATCTATATCCTTTATTTGGGCTTGCAACATATGTTTTAGCATCTATAGATATAGCAGATCCATATAAATTATTTGAGTCATCTCTTGCTTGCACAGTTATTGAGTCACCTGATACTGTAAGTAAAATTCCATTAATATTATCACTTAAAGATGCAGTACATGGAGTCCATGAAGTAGATACACCACAAGTACTTCTTAGTAAAATATTAGTTAAGTCAAAAACAACACCATTAACACAATTTAAAAGTTTAATGTAAAAATCATACCTTGACCTAGTACCATAATTATAATAAACTACACATCTATAACATCCCCATGCTCTTGTTCCATCCCATCCCCAACATCTAGCATTGGCAACCTCATTACACCCTTCTCCAGTAATATAAGATTCAGAACTTTGAATATAATACGTACAAGCAGCCCACCAATTATTTTCATCTGCTATCCAAAAAGCAACGCCTGGACCAGCACTATCTAATGACATAGTTGCCGTGATATCTTGAGATCTTAAATCAAGATTGCTTATAATTGGATATGAACTAGATGGTGTTCCAGTTGACAAGGTGGTACCATTACTAGACCATGTACCTCTGATTTGTTCCCAATTTGATATATTAGTAAATTCATCAGATATATTAGGATTAAATTTTTTAAAATTATTAGGAACAAAACCTTTAACAATATTTTGTTTTGATAATGATTTATTTTGTCCTATTGTTGATGAGGCTATTCTTGGCATATATTAATTTTACCATAGCAAAAAAAAAGGAGGTAGATTTCTCTACCCCCCTTTTAATTTTTAAGACTTACTTCTTTTTTTTAGGAGCAGCCTTTGGTGCTACAGCACCGATACCAAATTTAGTATCTTTTGGATTAACTGCACGGATAACTACCCATGCTGCTGCAGTCACTGCTGCGTTTAGTACGTTATTAACTACATCGCCTGTTAAAGCAGATACATCTGCACCTGATTCAACAAACTTACCAATTAAGGTAATGATAAAAGCGTTAAGAGCGGAACTCAAAACTGCTTTGTTTAGTACTGATTCCATAATGTCCTCCTTTAGAACATGGATATAATTGTACACCCATTAAGGACATATGTCAATTAGGTTAATTCTAGACCTGTTATGTGAAATGAAACTACTGAGTTCACACTTGCCGTTATTCTAATTTGATCACTTGCATCTAATAGAGTTTTTGCATCTATAATTACAGAATCCTTTGCTGGAACATTTGTAGTTGTTGCTAATGGTACTTCTGTTGTAGTTGAGTTATTATATAAACCTATTGAAAATGTTGCAACTGCACCACTATTATTTGATATAACTATATTTGTAATTAGTGTTTTAGTAGCACTTGGAACTGTATATACCGTTGTTGGTGTTGTTGTCCCAAATCTTCTAGTTAATACTTTAAATGTACTTGCCATTTATACCTCCTATAGTCCTAATAATGCTAAAACTTGTGTCTCATCTATTTTAGCACCTAAAGTTCCATGATCTTCTAGTCCAACCCAAGATGATCCGTTATATACTGTATATTGATCATTTGATGTTATATAAGCCATAACTCCATCAACTGGACTTGTTAATGCTGAATTTCTATCACTAGTACTTGAATATATATTTATACCCTTTATTGATGTTATCATATTTGTAAAACTTGCAGATCCAGTAAATTGAGATGATCCACTAACGGATAGTATCGCACTAACTGATAAATCTCCACCAATTGTAAGGTCATCAGTTATTGTTACATCATCTGGAAGGCCAATTGTTACAAATCCTGTTGATGCAGACACATTTACTTCATTTGCAGTTCCAGAAAGAGTTACTACTGCACTTGCTGATATTTGATTTATTTGATTTTGAAATGCTGTCATAAAACCATGAATGCTGTCATTTGCTGGAACATCTGTTCCTGGATCAAAACTTGTTACACCAAAATGATAAGCAATAAAAGCCTCTCTGATATCAGCAGGATCAGCATACTGTGGAATATATGTGTCATATGGTGTTGAATATCCAGTTGCAACGCTAATTAACTCAGCCATTTATATCACCTTGATTTATCATAATGTAGTCCTATCTTTAGAACTAAATTGAACACTAGCAGAATATGTAGAAGCATTGTCTATATCTACACCAAAAACAATATTATTTCCATCTATATATTTTATAAAACTATATCCTATGGAGCCAGAACCGATAGAAAGAATATCTGGGGTAGAAGAGTTTATATTAGTTCCATCATGAATTAATCTTTCCTCATGAATTAAATAATTATTATTTTGAGATATTTGTAGTTTAGTATCAAATGTTCTAGCACCATTTATATCAGCCAGTTGTAGTTGAACAGATCCAGATGATGTCAATACGGTATTTTCAATATCAAAACTATTATAGTTATAATTTGTTACAATATCACCATTATTTAATACTAATTGCATAGAATCATAGTTATCTGATATTAAATATAAAGTAACTGGTGCGTCCAGAGGTACTTTAAATAGAATATCTCCAACATCTTCACCATTATTTGTTACACCTTGATCATATATTGCACTAGCAGCATATGAATATTCACTTCTAATATAGTTTGCATTTCCAGGTGTATTTACAGAAAATTTATATAATCCACCCTTTAATAAGTTTAATTCTCTTACATATACTCCGCTATTATAATAAACTGGTGGATATGATGTGTCAATAATTTCAGTTTGTGTATCTATATCAAAATATGTAACAGATGCAGAGGTAGCACTAGCACTATTTATTGCATAAATATTGTCATATGATAATTCGTTTACTGGACCAGTTGCACCTGTTGCACCTTGAGGACCAGTTGCTCCTTGTGTTCCACCAGGACCAATAGGTCCTACAGCACCTGTTGCACCTACTGGACCTTGTGATCCTGTGGCTCCAGTACTTCCAGTGGCTCCTATAGGCCCTGTAGCCCCTGTAAGGCCTACTGCACCAGTTGGACCAGTTGGACCAATTAAACCTCTTAGGCCAGCATTTAATATTTTAATCCATTGATTTGAACTTGCTGGTACTGCGGTATATTGATATATAGAACTATAATCAAGACTAGTTTCATCTTTATTAATAAATAAATCTCCAATAATAGGAGCATCATTTATAAATGCAACGCTACCAGATCCTGTTGGCGTTCCAGGTCCACTAAATATATATGTTCCACGATCACCTTGTGGTCCTACATCAATTTGTAAATCAATAGATGCTGGCGGACCAAGTACCGTAATTTCGTCAGTATTTACAGTTGTTGTAATTGCCATTACGCATTCCTTACGTCCTGGGTAACGTTGATTGCACCAGTTAGTAGTGTGTATACAGCAGAAGTTGATGAGTTTGTAACCTGAATATCATAAACATAAGATGTTCCAGATAGTTGATTTCCAATTTCAGGAGATATTTTACATGTAACATTATCTAGCGATGTATTAACAGAAGCGGATCCATAAGAAACAAATGCAGAGGGATTGCCTCTTTCAGTACTAATAATAAATAATGCACTATATCCATCTAGTTGAAAAGTAGTTCCATTTGGATTTTTAGGATTTATAACAAAATCAAATTGATCGCCTCTATAGTATGCGATATTATAAGTTGCTGGAAATGCCATTTAATTCACCCTTCTTTATTATATCATTCTGTAGGTCTTAAATGCTCAAATGGTTCTGGATATCCCCATTGTGCAATTATTTCTAAATCTGGAGTCCAAACTGGAGGTAAGAAAATATTTTCATCTTCTACATATGTCCATCCAGTACCAGGAAATTGTTGATTTTCTAAATTTGGAAATACTTCTACCCATTTTCCAGGAAACTTATTTAATTCTTGCATATCATTACAAACCATTACTAAACTAACAATATCATTTTCATCTATTAATGCAAATTGTCTATCTGTCATATATACTCCTTAGTTTGTATTCTCTATTAATATTAACACACCAGATCCTCCAGCAGCACCACCGCCGCCTCCACCACCAGTATTAGGAGTTCCAGCAGAACCACCGTTTCCTCCACCACCTATTCCACCAGTGCCATTTGTTACACCAGCACCGCCTCCACCACCACCAAATCTAGTAATAATTGTATTTGATGCAGAATTAACAAATGTTGGAGGTATTGGGGCTTGTAGATCTGGTCCATTAGCACCATTTCCACCAACGTTAGTAGATGCAGCACCTCCACCAGCAGCAGTACTTCCCCCTCCACCAGCACCACCAGTTGTACCACCTCCACCATTAAATCCATATCCAGGATGCCAAGATTCTCCACCTGAAATTCTTCCACTTGTTCCAGTACCTATACCAGCACCAGATCCTCCACCGCTGCCAGCAAGAAATCCATAGTTTCCATTTCCACCACTACCTCCACCACCAGGAGATATAATTGTTCTAGCATTTCCTATTGTTGCAAAGTTGCCCCAAGTAAAACTTGAATAATTAGCGTCAGGGCTAAATATTGTTGGTTCGCCAACATCACCTTCATTTGGTGCTTGTCCCCAATTAAGACCGTTAGATCCTCCAGGTTGCCCACCTCTTCCAATCCAAATATACCAAGTATTAACATCACCTACATAAAATTTTTTAATGTAATAAATATTTCCACCACCACCGCCACCACCGTAGTTATTTTGACCTCCACCACCTCCACCGCCAACTAAAATTAAATCAACATATTGAACATGTGTTGGTCTGGTCCACGTAGTATTACTTAAAAAAAATTGAGCAGTTCCAATTCCTGCAGAAACATTATTATATTTAAATTTTTGGGTACCAAAAGAAGCACTACTATCTAATGAATGAATATATGAACTATTAATTCTTTTTATTGTCATGATGAATAGTACATCCTTATTTCTATTCTACCTGTTCCACCTAAACCACCGTTTCCAGAAGAAACACTTCCACCACCGCCACCACCAGTATTTGCTGTACCAGTTGTTCCAGTTCCACCACCACCAGAACCTCCAGAAGTACCGTTTCCACCTGCTCCGCCACCACCATATGAACCACTAAAAGGAGATTGTAATGACTTTCCAGCACCACCAGTTCCAGTTCCACCAGATGCTCCAGCACCTCCACCTCCACCGCCTACTCCACCAGTTCCAGCACCAGAAACCCCACCTCTTCCACCAAATCCTTGATATATAATTCTAGTTGGGCTATAACTATTTCTTGCTACACCCCACATAACAGTAGTATTTTCATTTGAACCATGACCTCCTTCAGTTGCAAGAGACCAGTTTCCAGGACTTCCACATGGATGTCCTCCCCCACCTCCACCAGGAGCAATTAATGTTCTTCTTAAATTACTATTGTCAGTACCAGTATAGTTAGTTAATATAAATGATGAACTTATTGGAGAAAATATTGTTGGGTTTCCATTTTGACCAAATGAATTACAACAACATGTTGACTGGTTTCCAGCAGGACATCCTGGAGAGTTACCAGCAATTATAATATACCAAGTATCATAATCACCTACATAAAAATTATTATATTGAGTTACAGCACCACCAGAACCACCTCCACCTTGACGTGCTCCAGCACCACATGCTCCACCGCCACCGCCGCCAATCAATGCAATATCTATATAGTGAACATTAGATGGTCTTGTCCAAGTTTGAGATGATGTATATGCAGTAATAGATGATGTTAATGTTGGTATATATTTGGAATTAACTGTAGTATAAA